TCTTTGCTGAGCGTCAACGCTGGCAGAAGTGGGATAGCTTATCTAATTCATTTCAACGTACAGTGATGTCCACCAACTTAAACATGGACTTGAAAGATGTACTTGGTGGGTTTAACTTAGGACGCCCGACAGGTTACATCAAAGACTTCAAAGCTCTACCTGCAGACCAGCAGGATTTGATACGTAGTGTTAGCCGTGTAAAAGTACTGATGGGTATGGCACGAGTTAGCGGTGCTTTCATTGAGGGTGGTGATGAAGTGGATACGTTTGACGGTATCGAAGTGCCATTCGTGTATGACGTAAAGAACCGTGAGAGTATGCAAGCCATTGATGGTACTATCGCTAAGCTTATGAATAAGCGTCTGTCACCAGTAGAGAACTTGATTACACTAACAGGTTCAGGACGTTCCATGCCTAGCGGAACTAAGTTTGCTGTAGTTGAGTCTGACTTAGGTGAGACTGTAGGTTTCGCTGATGGTGATAACGATGTACTGCAGAACTTCCTATCTTACATTGAGAACAACAATCAGTATATCTTAAACAAATGGGAAGAGAATAACGTTGAGCGTATCTCTGCTGAAGACAGTGCTATCGTAGGTAGTATCGTTGACGTGCAGGACTTTGAGTAATCTCATGCAACACGTAGCTGAGATAGCAGTACATTCTTTTCTCAGAGATGTTCTGGATGGTAAGGCTTCTATGTCTGAAGATGTTATCGACAAGGTAGCACAGGACGTTAAGGAAGCTCTTACCAAACAGTTCGTAGCTGATACTGAACCTCGCAAGTTTAAACTCAGGATGTCCAACATTGGGCGTCCTAAGTGTCAGCTTTGGTTTGATAAGAATAATCCTGAAGGTGCTGCGCCTAAGCCAGTATCCTTTAAGATCAACATGGTTATGGGTGACTTAGTAGAGGCTGTGTTCAAAGGTCTACTACGAGCAGCAAAGGTAGACTTTGATGACAACGATAAGGTAACACTGAAGTTAGACGAAGACGGTAAAGAGATTAGCGGTGAGTACGACATGATCATGGACGGTAAAGTTGATGATGTCAAGTCTGCATCACCGTGGTCCTTTGAAAACAAGTTCACAGATTATTACAGTCTGAAACAATCCGACAACTTTGGTTACGTTGAACAGCTAGTAGGTTACTCTAAGGCAGCAGACAAAGGCGTAGGCGGCTGGTGGGTCATCAACAAAGCTAATGGTGACTTCAAGTATGTCTCTGCTGCAGAGGCTGACGTTGAACAAACTATGGCTGACATCAAGGATACCTATGAGTACATCTCACAAGACAAACCTTTTGAGAGATGCTTTGAGGCTGAACCTGAAACGTACAGGGGTAAGGCTAGTGGTAACTGGAAGTTAAGCAAGACGTGCGGCTTCTGTGATCATAAGAAGAAGTGCTGGCCTGAGTTACAGGCTCTACCTTCTAGAGTTTACAAAGGGGCTAAGACTCCACCAACAGTAGAGTACGTATCACTTGGCAGTCAGACATAACAAAGGCAGGTATCGTAGCGGCTTAGAGAAAGAAGTCGCTGCGTACCTAAAGGATAAGCAACACAGGGTCAGGTATGAAGTCCTAAAGATAGAGTGGGAAGATCTACGCTATCGGACTTACACGCCTGACTTTGTTTTAGATAACGGTATTATCATTGAAACTAAAGGTATCTTTGATAGTGAGGATAGAAGGAAACATCTAGCTATAAAAGAACAACACCCTGAGCTAGACATACGCTTTGTGTTTAGTAACTCTAAAGCTAAACTATATAAAGGTGCTAAGTCTAAATACTTTGAGTGGTGCGATAAGTACAGCTTCAAGTGGGCACATAGAGTCATACCTTATGACTGGCTGAAGGAAGACGGTAAAGCAATACGTACTAAGAAGATACCATTTAAAGGTGAGAAGAAGGACCAGGATAACACATGAAGTACTACATAAGAGACAACGAAGTAGCTATAGTACTAAAACCCCATGAGTTTGATGAGGATGGAGAATGGACAGGTGAACTAAGTACAGGACTTGTTGTTGGTGACAACACAGACATGGATTCAGATACACTTTCTTACATTATACATCTAGCTACACTTATGGCAACGTTCTTAGAAGTAGCACAGGATGATGAGGATCTGTACACATTAGTTGAAGAGCGCAGAAATGCACTTATGGGGCTTGACAATCCAGTACAAAACCTGTATGAAGAAGTAGAGGGTACGGATGGTAAGGTAGTAAAGCTTACTAAGTACACTAAAACTTTAGGAGAGGCGTAACAATGCACGACTCAGTTAATAAACCAGTCCACTACAATCAGGCTGGTATAGAGTGTATCGAAGCTATACGTGCCATGACAGGTTCTATGAATGGTACAAGTGCTTACATGGCAGGTAATGTATTAAAGTATATGTGGCGTCACGAGTACAAGAACGGGTTAGAAGACTTAGAGAAAGCCAGAGTATATCTGGGTTGGTTGATTGATAACTATAAGGAGAAGCACAAATGAAAAAGTTCAGCGTGACTTTTTTGTTGAAGGTAGATGAAGAAGCTAACATATTGTCAACAGTAGACGATGCACATGTCGAAGACATACATGACTTACTGCACAATACGTTCCACGATATAGACGATATAAAAGTAGATAACTTAGTAATAAAAGAAAGGTGGTAGTTATATGATAACTCAAGAAGATATTGATGCGTTCCAAAGATTTAATGATGTTGACTATTTGTTTAACGAGTATCAAGACATGGCTGCATCTACTGCTATCTACAAACAAGAACATCAAGTTATCTACCCTGCGCTGGGCTTAGCTGCAGAGGCAGGTGAGGTAGCCAACAAAGTAAAGAAGATACTACGTGATAAGAACTTTGATCGTAACGGTATAGCTGATGAGTTAGGTGACTGCCTGTGGTATATCGCAGCACTGTGCCGTGACTTAAATATAGAGATGTCTGAGGTAGCTCAAGGTAACTTAAAGAAACTAAAAGATCGTAAAGAACGAGGGACACTAAAAGGTAATGGAGACAAACGATAATGGATAACTACCTACCGACTGACTACCAGTCATTCATTCACAAGTCTAGGTACGCTAAGTACTTCGATAACAAAGGGCGTGAGTCGTGGAGCGAAACAGTAGAGCGCTACATGAATAACGTTGTACGCCCCAAGGCAGGGCACGATAGCTACGTAGATCAGATACGTGACTCTATCCTAAGCTTAGACGTTATGCCCTCTATGCGAGCTATGATGACTGCTGGTCCTGCACTAGCACGTGATAACACTGCAGGGTATAACTGTAGTTACCTACCCGTAGATGACCCTAAGTCCTTCGATGAGGCTATGTTCATTCTGCTCTGTGGTACTGGTGTTGGCTTCAGTGTTGAGCGTCAGTTCATCAGTAAGCTTCCTGAAGTCCCTGAGTTGTTCGACAGTGAAACTACAATCGTTGTCAAAGACAGTAAGGAAGGTTGGGCTAAAGCGTTCCGTCAATTGTTGGCACTCCTCTGGGCTGGTGAGATCCCTCAGTGGGATATAGGTTTGGTACGTCCTGCAGGTTCTAGACTTAAAACGTTTGGCGGTAGAGCTAGTGGCCCAGCGCCTCTAGTTGAACTGTTTAACTTTGCTATTACTACATTCAAGAACGCACAAGGGCGTAAGCTGTCCAGCATTGAGTGTCACGACTTGATGTGCTTCATTGGTCAGATCGTTGTAGTTGGTGGTGTACGCCGTTCAGCTATGATTAGTTTATCTAACCTATCTGATGATCGTATGCGTCACGCTAAGTCAGGCCAGTGGTGGGAGACTGCAGCGCATCGTGCGTTAGCGAATAACTCTGTAAGCTACACTGAGAAGCCTGACATGGAAACGTTCATGCGTGAGTGGCTTGCATTAGTTGAAAGTAAGTCAGGAGAGCGTGGTGTATTCAATCGTCAAGCAAGTAAAGTACAGGCTGCAAAGAATGGTAGACGTGATCCTGACTATGAGTTTGGAACTAATCCGTGTAGCGAGATTATCTTGCGTCCGTATCAGTTCTGTAATCTTACGGAAGTTGTTGTACGTGCCACAGACAATATTGAAAACTTGGAAGGAAAGGTACGCA